CAAGGATTCATATGGCGAAATCTTATTTCTGCTCCACTGAACCTCGTACAACACCGGATGCAACGAGGGACCCAAAAGCACCCCTTCAGACGATATCGGAATCGTCGTCAGAAGGTATCCCAAGGATTCCTCCGCGTCCGGGACATGAAGATCAGTCATGTTCTGAGGCTGACAAAGAATGGTCAGCTAAAGCATGGAATGCCCTTATACGTGCGATGGCACGATATCCATGCCCGCGTCGAGATTGGTCCACAAGTAAAGAAAATTTCCTCACTCGGTATGCAAAGCGCTCAAAGGAGGGTACGGCCGTTAAATGGCTTAAGTACCACACCTCGTACATTTTTGCATACGCAATGGATCAATCTGAACTCCCACCAGCCCCTTATGAATTTGATCAAGGGGAACGGCCTGGTGGCATCGTCGGAGGTGAATTAGGTCATGCTCTCCGGGACGTAATGGTTCGGGGCCAGAAAGGAAACTGGCCCTGCCGTCGTTGTGCTTATGATATTCTGATGTCAAAGCTAGGCGACCCTGTCGCGCCTGAATCTTTTATCCAACAAGCCTTAATTGACCATAAGAAGGCTTTGTCCCAAAAGGCGGACGAGATTACGGACCCTGAGGACCGATTCATTCTATCAAAGGTCAAAGATTGTGTTGATGACATCTGCCACACTATATTTAGGGGAAGCTCTTTTAAGCATGTTGATCCCCTGCCCTCTCTGCGTGCTTGTTATGAGAATAAGCTTTCTAACGCTGGGGCCTTTGGTGCATTAGTAGGTTCGTTCCCTTCTCCAGATTTTTCTTCTGGGGACGAACTGTTTGGAATGGTAGAAACTCCCAAGGGGATTCGGGAAGTTCGATTCATCCCAGGAGACGATATAGTCGCTTCTTTTCAGGACTATGTTGATTCTCTCTGGCTTGGTCGTCTCGAATCTGCTTTGGATGCCGTTCCGTGTGCCATCCTTGAACCCTTAAAAGTTCGTATGATCACTAAGGGTCAAGCTGCAGAATATTACCGTACTATCGAGTTGCAGAAATTTATGCACTCGAAGCTTCGTCGCCATCCTGTCTTCCAGTATATAGGTCATCCTATTGACGATGAGTCATGGGCTGATGCTTTTCGGACTAAGGAAGACTTACCAGATCATAAGTTCTATGTCAGTGGCGATTACAAGGCTGCTACGGATAATTTGAGGCCTGAGCTCTCTCTGTATATTTGGGAGAGTATCTGTAAGAATTCTCGTTTCCGATGGATGGGTATTCCCACATCTTTACGGGAAACACCCTATTTCGAATTAGGGTCTAAGGCCTTATGTCATCATAAACTCCATTATCCTGATGGAGAGGTCATTGAGCAATCTTGGGGACAATTGATGGGCTCCCCTATGTCTTTTCCTATTCTTTGTATAGCAAATGCTGCGACTTCGATTGTCGCTCTCGGTCAGACCTTCTGGGAAGGTTTACAAATGAGGGTGAACGGTGATGATATTGGATTCATTGCTGATGGGGAGCAGTATAGGACCTGGAAGGCGGTTACAAAGGTTTGTGGTCTCGAATTTTCCTTGGGGAAGAACTATACCTCAAGAAACTTCTTGATTATAAACTCCGAACTTCGACGTCCCTCAAAGAAGGGGGTGACATGGAGATACCGGGTTGAGGATTATGAAGGCATACCTGACTCGGATGACGATCCATGGTTTTGTCGTATTAGTTGGACGGAAACCCCACGATATTGGCGGTTGGAAGGTTTTATTAATCAATCTATCCTTTACCACACGGTTAAGAAAGGTGTGGACGCCGGGGAGGATAAGGATATTCAATGGACCGATCTAGAGAGTTTATCTTATGAAGCCTTAAGAGGGATTCCTGAGAAGGATCAGTGGAAGATCCTGTCAATTTTTCTCAAATCCCACAAGAATGTGCTCGAAGAGATTCCTGCAATGTGTAATCTATGGTTCCCCAAGTCCTTAGGGGGGGCCGGGGTTGCTCATCCGGCGGGTAAGTCCCTATCAGATCTTTGTTCAAATTATAGGGAGGACATTCTTTTGAAACAACGTAGACAGGCCGCTTATCTGGCCTGTTATCCCCAGAAACGTTTAAGGCGTATTACTCGATCCAAACCCATTGTTGGGAAAATTGGAGAGACTCTCGCGGATATCCTTAGCCTGTCCAATCGACAGACTGTGCGAGTTTTGAGACAGAAACCTTTAAGGCGTGAACAGAAGACGCTTTTAGGAGGAAAAGTACTCCTGGGTTATCTGCTCCGATCACTAAGCGGGGAAGATCATCTTGGAGGGGAGTTAAGAAATGAGACCTCCTCCGGGAATGATTTAGTCCATTCCAAAGAGACACTTTATTTGCGTAACCGTTATAAGGCCTGGCTTGGCAAGTCTCTTAGAACCTCTCTTGAGCCTATGGGAATCGATAACATTTCGGGGTATCAGGAACATCTCGAAATGTATTCCTTCATCGAAATCCTAAGGGAGGGCCCCACCCACCGTCTGATCGATACGGATGGGTCTGGGTTCTGGAATGGGTAGGAAATTATGCGTTCCTACGTAGACTGGGCACCACTTGGTGGGTGGTGGATGGTCATCTTTCTTTCGTGAGATCTAGAGGTGAAGGTGGCGGTAGAGTCAACGTTATAACGCTCTCACTCTATCAAGCTGGATCTAATAGATAGCCGGCAGATCCTCCGTAAGGAGACTGGCGCATCTGTGGG